ATGCGTGATTCGACTGTTTCGTAGTCGTTCGGGTTGAATGACACTTTTAGACCTTTCTCCTGTCGTGTTTTCACTATAGCACTAACACTTAAAAACCAAACCCACGCCATAGGAGACGTGGGCTGGTCGACCAGGAGGGGTCATGGGTCGGGGAACCCAGAACTATACTAGTCCTTTTTGGTCGTTGATTGTGCTTTCTCAGCTGCTTCGGCGATTGTCTTGTCGAAGTCTGCGTCGCTTACACCGTCTTTAATTGCGAAGGTGATTAGGAGCGTAGAGATCAATGAGATTCCGACCATGAGGCCACCGAATAAGGCGCTGGTGGCGAAGTCCATGCCGATGGCTGAACCTGCTGATGGTGCTGAGATTCCAACACCGATGCAGATGGCTAAGCCTCTAAGCAGTCTTCGGCGGGTTTTCGGTTTGAGTGGCGGCTTCATTCTTTAGGTCCTTTTCTTTCTTGATGTGTTCTACGAGAAACTTGTGTGGGTCGAACTGTGCGCCGACGAATACTGATTCGGCAGTTTTGCCACCTGTGAGGTGTAGGTGTACGCCTGACGATGCTGAGCCTGTGGTACCTGCTTGTCCGATGACATCGCCTGATTTGACTTTGGTGCCGACTTTGAGCTTCGACTGGATGCGCATGTGCGAGTATCCAAAGTAGCAGTTGTCATTCACTTTTAAAACGATGACCCACCCGAGAACACCTGACCACTTGTTGATGGCGATGGTGCCGTCGTTTACTGCTTTGAGTGGTGTGCCTGCAGGGAAGCCGAAGTAGTCTTGGCCTCGGTGTCCGGGTGCTTTGTGCCATTCGTCGATGACACCGAACTTGGAACCGATTTTGTATTTATCTAGGGGCATGCGCCAGCTCATAGTGTTTCCTCTTCTTGTGGTGATGTTTGGTTGAATCCGATGATTACGCCTGTTTCAGCGTCGATGACTTCCCAAGTGTGCAGGCCTTCGATGATGCCTAGGTCTTTGATTATTACTTTTACTGGTTCTTCCATTATGAGAGCCTTGCGAATAGTGTGTATGCGGTGGTGTTGTTGAACGTGGTGTTAGTTGTCACTAGGTCGGTTTGCGCAGTCTTGATTCCTGTGATTCTGGGTGACAAGTTCTGCAACATAAGTTCCTGTAAGGTCTGATGGGCCAAGGCTCTAAAGTTGGCTGCGGTGCTTCCAGTTTGGCAAACACCGACAGCGTAACGTTCGCCAGCAACAAGAGTGTACGTCGATGGGTAGCCACCAGTGGTGTTGAATGATCGTGTAAATACTGTGTGAGCTGCGTTGAATAGCGTGGTGTCGTTTGCGGTGCGAGCCACTAGCGTCATCGTGGTGCCATCGAACGTGTAAAGTCCCATGCGAGCAAGGGTCAGACCAGAAGAAGCCGTTCCAGCGGTTGCCATCGAGATTTGCGATACAGTCAGGTTGATTAGCGGTGTGAAAAAGACGAATGCGTTGGTTGAAAGACCGGGTGCGCCTGAACCCGATGCAAAGTTTCTCTCAACAGTGTCCAATGCTGTCAGTGGCTGGTGTTTAGACAAGTGAGCGGTATTGCCAGCAAGTTTAGCCGCTATGGCATCACTAAGATTTTGAGGTGTTTCTGATGAGCCTATGCGAGCATAAAGGTAGCCGTTTTCGCTAATATAACAACTTAAGTTTCCACCACGGGCCGAGTTTTGCCACGCTTCAAAAATGTTAGGTGTTGTTTCACTGCCTTCATTGCCTGTAATTTTTAAAGGAGGATACTCGTTCGGATTTTGATTACCAAGAGTTCCTGAATAAGCAATCAAACGATTGTTGACATTTAATTGACTGCTAATGGTCATAGGGTTATTACCACTGAAGGTAATAGCTCCGTTGTAACCAACCTTAAAAAAACTGGAACCAACATCGTTTGTAACATTAAACAAATCGGCTGTTGCAAAAGCGTTGTAACGCTTAACTGTCAGCGGAACATCAGTTGTTGAACCACCAGTAATAATCTGCGCACCAGTAAAGGTTTGTGAAGCAGTTAGTGCAGCTTTACCAGCCAAAGCCGTAGTCAGGTTAGTGACCTGCGACTGGGCGATGGTGATACCAGTTTGGTCGATACCAATGTTCGCAGCTGTAGAAGTACCTGAGTTAGTAATCGGTGCAATAACACTAACAACACCACTCGAACCTGTAGCGCCAGTAGCGCCAGTAGCACCGATTTCACCAGCAACAGAGAAGTTCCAAGAGTTATGAGAACCAGAACCATTCGATTTATCAACAGTGATGATCAGTGTTCCACCACCGATGTAGTTTGCCGGTCCCTCCATGTAGTAGGTAGGTGTGTCAGTGTGAATCGCTCGAACTCGCATGCCAGTAACAAAAGCGCCCTGGTTACTGCCAACCAAAGTGAAAGTTTTTAGACCAGAACCAATAGTGATCGTGCTGGTCGATGTGACTCCCGAATAACCTGCACCTGTTGCACCAGTATTTCCAGTATCACCCTTTGGACCTTGTGGACCAGTAGCACCAGTGTCACCTTTAGCACCAGTAGCACCAGTGTCACCCTTGACACCCTGAATGCCTTGGATACCTTGAATACCTTGGTCGCCCTTGTCGCCCTTCGCTCCAGTGGCTCCCGTAGCACCAGTATCACCTTTAGGGCCAGTAGCGCCAGTCGCACCCTGTGGACCCTGCGGACCTACTGGGCCAGCAACTGAAGCACCAACAAAAACATCAATAGCAGGGGCAGAGGCAACAATGTCAATAACAGTAGGCGCGCTAACCACAATGTCAACTTGCTCACCACTAGCAACCACCTCAGTCATCGAGTAACCTCAGCCAAAGCAATAAAGCGACCAGAAGCGTAAGTCTTCACGCCACCATCAGTCTGTTGCCAATCCCAATAACCCATAAACATCAGGCCAGAGATTAGAGTATCGCCATCATAGAACGAACCCGAGCAAGCCAGTTCAGCCATCTCGCGAGTAGCTGCGGAAGGTGCAGTAATCATCGCCTTGTTGTCATCGGTTTCATCAACAGTGACAGTAAGTTCCCAATACTCTTCATCGTTCTTTTGGCGGCGCACCTGAGCCTTCGAGGTGCCAACGATGGCAACTGGTTCGGTGTGTTCGGTGTCCGACCAGAGTGAGACTTCGAAACTGATGTCGTCGCCACCGTAACCAACAACATCCAAAAAGCCCGGTAGGGCTGTAACCATAGCGGTCATTCTAAATACCTTTCAATAGGGCTGAAACAATAGCTGATACGCCACCAGAAGCGACGCTGATACCGACAAGAGTCCAACGGAACTGCTCCAAAGACCTGAGACGTTTCTCATGATCTAGAACGTTGCGTTCAGTCCAAGTGACGTGGTTTGGAATCTTCTCGTTGAGTCTCTCGACTTGACGGATAAGTTCGACCGCCCAGCCTGGCATGTTCTCATCATTCGGTGACAACAGGCACCTCGATAACCTCAGTTCGAGTAACTTTGAGAGACTTGTGGCATCCACCACACTCACACTTCTTTACGTCGATAGGGAAGAAGTATTCAACGTCTTTGTTTGGGCAGTTCTCTTTAGTGCAGACGAAAACATTCATTAGGCGGCCTCGTACGTTCCGCTAAGGCTGAATACGTCACCTGTTGCGGTTGCCGTAGGTACAGTGCTTGTCAACGCTCCCAGAGCGCCACCAGAGCCACCAGCGTAAACCAGACCGCGAAGGCGACCAGAGTTTAGAGTCACGTAACCGCCGTAACTTGAACCACCAGCTGCGCGAACCGAAAGAGTACCCATGTTCGAGTAATCAACATAGTTAGCCGATTGGGTTACTGGGAAGTTGAACTGCGGGTCGTTGAATGAGCGACCTGATGAACCGAACGTCCAACGGATACGCCAGAACACCGTCTTACCAATCTGCATGTAGTAGCCAACGAGTGAACCACCAGTACCGACGGCCAGCGAACCAGCACCTACGGTTGGCGTGAATGCTGTCCAACCTGACGCGCCAAAAGCGTTATTCAGGTCAGACGCTGGGAGCGTATCACCATTTACGAATAGTTTGTATGCCATAGAGAACTCCTAAAAGTATGGTAGGGCTAGACCGGTTGGAATAGTTGCATTTGAGTGGATACTGACGTTGGGTCAATGTAGATTTCTCGGCTCACAAACTTTTGGTAGATACCTTCGGTTTTGCCGTTGAAATCGTCGATTATGTAGATTAGGTCGCTAAGTTTTGCTGGCACAAAGAATGGTGTTGAGAAGTTACTCACTCGGAGACCGGGTGAAAACTGGGTGACTGATGTCATCCACTGATCTAACTGGTCGGCGTTCTGCAAGTTCACTTCGAAGTTCTGAATGATTGCACCGAAGAAGCTCGAAACATCGGTGTTGTTTTTACTGTAAACCGTTGCTGGTGCAGTGTAGATCGAAGCGTTGATTTGGCTGAATAGGTATTCGGGTGAGTAACCGATAGTCCAAGAGTCGAACTTCTTTGTGTAGCCTTGGTAGCCAGTCAGGAACTGGATGTCACGTTCCTGCCACTGGAAGGCTTCGCCATCGAGATACAGCATGCCTAGTTCAGCGTCAACAAGGTCGTTGAGAACTGCGCCGACGTTTGTGTTTGTGTAAGTCTTTGCGCCAGTAAAGCCGACACTGTACATGAGTGTCTTGTCAAAGGTTGGCGTGTAAATAGTGTCGTCTAGTCCACCAGCTGCAATACCTGCGGTAATGAGAGCGTCTACAGCGTCAAGAATCGATGTTCCAGCAGTAATTGTGTAAGTGTTCAATGGTGCGTTCATGAATCGACGCATGATGTCTTCGACCTGAATGGTTACTAGAGACTTACCTTGGTAGTTGTAACTGGAACTTACTTCGGTAATGTAACCAGTAATCAGACCAGTCCATTCGGTTGGCCCCATGTCCGATGTTTGGTATTCGAGTTTGATTTTGGTATTCGGGTGGATGTCAGCATTTAGGTTTGGGTCAAGTTCAGCGGTTTGTGCAGTGATCGTGGCGACTTGCTCCAAAGGTCGAGTGCTGATACCCGATGTAACGTCAATCTGTGCGGTCTGTGAGACTTCCACCAGTTCATCTTCGTAGATGTCCCACTGGAATGCGCTGCCAAGAACGTCAGAGCCGTTCAGCGTTGATACTCCCAAAGTGAAGATACCATCTTGTGGAACTGCGACCTGAATGCGGACGCGAACATCAGAACGCTTGTAAACGTCCATGTCGGTGAGTATGACACCCGGATTGTAACTAGGCATTATTGACCATACAACAATCTACCCTTGCCAGCCTTCTTCAAAGCCTTGTCAGCTTCGGCAATCATCTGCTGGCCAGTCATCTTTTGAACGTAGAAGTTTTGTGTGATTGCTGGTGCCTGACCAACGCTAGAGAAGTTGCCGTAGGTTTTGTCCAAGATTTGACCGTTAGTTAAGTTTTGGTTGCCCAAAGTACTAGAGAATGGGTTGAGCATTTTGCTGACTTCTTGGCCAGCAGGTCCAGCATCGTCACGAATGAGACCCAAAGATTTAGCAATAGCGTCAAGTAAGTTGCTAAGAACTGTTAGTGATCCAAGTATTGTGTTGCTTGCTAGAGAGGCAAGTGCTTTACCAAGGTCGCTTTTACCAAAGTCGACAGCCGCTTTGAATAGTTCGCCGAGAGTTTTACCAAACTTTTTGAAAGTATCCTTTGTTTCTGGGTCCATGAGCCATTTACCCAATGGAATCAAATAATCTTCCCAAACAGTTTTTAGTGCGTCTTTGACACCCTTGATGAAGTCGCTATTCCATGCGTCGGTAAAGAACTTGGCAATCTTGTCATAGTTAGCGTTGAACCAGTCAGCAACTTTATTTAGTACAGGAATCATTCCCTGCCCAAGTTTCTCTTGCAGTTCGCTAAAAGTGACTTGTAGACGCTTAGCAGGGTCTTGCCGAGCTGCGATGTCAGCCATGCCCTTGAACTGCTTGCGCAAGTCCTTCATCCAGTTGCCACCCTTCTTGACGTTGATACCCAACTTTGAGAGTGAACCAGTGTTGCCTGCATAAGCCTTAGACAATGCCTTAGAAACAGTACCAACGTCTTTACCAGTACCTGCGGCCACGTCAAGTGCAAGGCTAGTTAGTTTGGTCGCTTTGGTTACCGACTTGGTAGAACGAAGCAATGTTGCGAATGCCGGGCGAATCTCGTCATCAGGAACCGCGGCCATCAAAGACATCTTGGTAATCGAATCTTCGACTGCCGATGTTTGCTCTTTAGTTCCTCGAACTGTGTTCTGCATCTGCTTCGCTAGCAAAGCCTGAGACTTAGCATCGGCAATAGCAGCTGATGTAGCCTTAGACATGGTTGCGGTAAGTGCAGCAAAAGATAGACCAATGCCAAGAGTGCCAAGGCTTCGACTAATCAACCGAGCAGACTTAGTAATCGCTGACTCAGTCTTCTGCATGGCGGTGCGACCAGTCTTAGCCGCCTTTACAAGCGACCTAGCGTCACCAAGCAAAGTGACTTTAGCGAAACTCTCGTTAGCCATGTTGTCTCTTCTCTAAAACTTTTACAAAGGCGGCATACTCGGCAACCGTCAACTGTTTATACTCACTCGGTGCAATACCAGTGGCTAAACAGAAAGTTGCCATGCGTTCCGCCCGCTTTACTCTTTTGGGTCTGATGCCAAACCCAAGAACCCAGTCAGTTCAGCCAAACTCATGTTGCCACACTCTTCCAAAGTGATCTCTGGCTCAGTGCGTCTACGCATCACATAAACCAGCACCTTAGCAACCTTGCCAGACATAACATCCATGCTCACCAGAGCCTCGATGTCTTTGCCCGACAACTCCTCAATCAGCTCGACCTCATTCAAAGTCAGACCATCAAGGTCAAGTTTCAAGTCGCTCATAGTTGTATCCTCTCCCGGAGTCTTGCTCCACCAGCATCATTCGCCAACAGCGCATCCATGTTCTTTACATAGACATCAATGATTTGTTGCTTATTGTATCCCAAGGCGCGAGCCATAAACGGATTCGGTTTGATGTTCCTGTAGATGAAGTTGTTCTTGTCATAGAACCATCCCCAGTGAATCGGGTTAGCGTAGGGAATGCGTTTAGAACCAGCGCGAATCTCAACCCGACGCATCAAAGCAACTACTCGAATGCTTGAACGAAGACGGCCAGAACGTGAAGGTGCCTCAGCACGTGCATCAACAGCAACGACTTCACCAGCCTCTTTGTTGGCTTGCTTGACGCGCATCTGCATCGGCTTGCCACCGATGTCAGCAAGGTAACGGTTTATGGCGGCAAAGCCAGTAACAGTTACTTGCTCGACACCAGTGCCAGCGAGAGCCATGATTAGGCAGTTACTACAGAAAGTCCCCAGAACACTCCACCAGCAGGGTTGTGTTCGGTGTTCTTTACAGACAAGGTGATTGAGAACTGTGCAGTGTCACCAGCGGTCAAGCTGATAGGTGGCAGTGCATCGATCATCAAGGTGCCTTCGTAGTGTGGTGCGTCAGCGCCAGCAGAGCCGCCCTGTGGTGCAACCTCGAAGTCCAGCTCGTCACCGTAAGCGGCCATGAGAACGCGGAATAGCGAAGTGGCTTCACCAGAAGTGATACCGCTTAGGGTTGCCTTCCACATCTGTTCTGCTTGGAAGTCACCGAAGGTGCGAACGCCACCAGGTGCGTCTTCGGTTACGAACTCGATGCTGTTTAGGTCGCCAGCGTAGTCAGTGGTAGGTAGTTTGAAAACTACGTTGTTAGCAATAATGCGCTCAGAAGTAGCCATTAGTTTTCCTTAGATTGTTATTGATAGGTCAATGTTTAGGGTCGCAGCTAGGTAAGAAGCGTTACCTGTTGCTAACTCGACTGGTTTCTCAACCGAGTTCAGTTTGGCGTAACCGGGCAAAGCCAGTAGCACCTCTTCGAGAAGTGCATCCAAGTATTCGTCTTCTTGCTTGTTAGTTGCCTTAGACGCGACACAAGTTACTTCAAGATTCATTAGGAACTCACCGTTGATTGAAGATTGCACCAGGTAAGGGCTACCTGCGACAACAACAACTATCGGTGGTGTGATTCTTTCAGGGATAAACGGACTGACGTTGATACCCGCCTCAGACAAAGCCAGAGCGAACTCTTGCTTGCTGATAGTGATCTCGTTGGTCATACTGCATACCCTACGAATGGAAGCAGAATCTCATACACGCCAGCCATCGGGTCTCGGGCCAGACGTGCTGGTGAGCCTTCGAGCGTCGCAAACTGCATGATTCCGCTAGGGGCTGACCGACGGTGGAACAACTCAGAAGCCACGTGAAGAACGCAAGTGTCGACGATTGACTCTGGTACAGCTGCGCCACCAATGTAGTTGGCTACGCGAAGTTTGCCCGAAGACAAACAGCCGTTGATAAAGTCGCCGGTCTCTTGAGTACCAACGTAGTTCTGGAGTTGCTCCACCGTAACGGTCATGAATCTATTCCTTAGTCAACGACTACTGGAACGATTGCTGCAGGGATTTCGTTAGCGGTTGCAACGTAAGCGTAGACCGAGAAGTCCTTGCTTAGGTTGATTACGTTCTCGTCCTGTAGCTGAACTACTGGTGAGACGTACTGGCGAAGAGCTTGTGACGAAACGAAAGCATTCTTGCTTGACAGTGCAGGGTCGAGAACGATTGGGATACCTGCAAGGCTTCCAACCAGTCCACGAGGACTGATGGTACCGACTACGTTGCCGTTGCCCTGTACGAGAAGCATCGGGCGACCGTCTGCACCTTCGAGAGCTGCAAGAGACTTGAAGGTTGCAGTGTCAACAACAAGTGCGTCGATCTGTAGGCCAAGGGTCTGGAACTTGACAGCAGCGTCGGTGATTACGTTCAGCCAGTCGTTGTAAGTAGGAGTTGAGTCTGGAAGAACAACTACGTTACCTGCGGTTACCTGAGCGGCGTGTGCAGTGTTGTAAGCGGCCAACATCTGAGCCTCAAGACGCTGACCGACCTTAAGAGCCTGTGCGCGAAGTGAGTGCTCCAGGTAAGCAACCGATGAACGCTCGATAAGTTGACGGGTCAACTGAATGTAGCCACCGATGGTCTTGACTGGTGCAGTCTTTGAAGAGATTTCAATCTTGCCGTAGTCAAGGTCGTCGCCTTCTGCATCCTGAACGGTTACCTGAACAGTGTTGCTGTCAAGGCTTGCGTACTCGATGTTGTTGCCTTCTGCTGGAAGAACTCCAGTAGAGAAGACTCCACGAAGGATTGCAGGTGAGTCAACGATTCTACTGAGGTCTCCGACCCAGCCATCGGCCAAGTAAGAGTCAGCGGTGGTTGCGCCAGTGTAAGCGCGCATAGCGTCCTCATCGCCACGAGCAATAGCCTTTAGAAGCTGTGCGGCGCTGCGGAACTGAGGGACTGCGACTACTGCTTCAGGGGTTCCGGCTTCGACAATACGACGTAGCTCGGCAACCTCATCCTGAACAGCACGAACATCAAGCTCGATGTTTTCTGCCATTTGGGTTTCCTTTTCAGGGTTAGTGATTTCGGGTGAGTCCGAGCGGACTTCCGTAATGTTCGCACCAGCAAAAGCAGGGAACGGAACCACTGAAACTTCTTTCAGAGATACCTCGGTGCGAATAACAGTGTTGCCGTCGCGTTCTGATTGAACTGGAACGAACCCCACTGAAAACTTGTTTAGAACACCGTCACGCAACAGAGTGTGAACTTCGTTGCCACGTGCAGTGTCGCTAATCTTTGCAGTGATCTCAAAGCCTGCCTCGGTCTCGCGACCGTCAATAACTTTGCCAATCGGTTCTTCATGACCGTAAAACAACTTCACGTCTTCGATTGACTTGATTGCACCTGGAACGAATCGCTCCATGTAGGTGCCAATGTTTGCTTCCTGACCGTACGGAACTGCAAGACCAGTGATCGTGCGTTCTTCTACGTCGGCGCGGAACTCGACTTCGCGAATCTCAATGTTTTCAGGCATCTAAACCTTCTTTTCTTCGAACTTCTTCGACGGTTAGGAACCCAGCATCAATGCCGGTCTTGTAGTAGGCGTAACGGCCAGAGACATCCGACTTGAATAAACCTTCGAAGTCGAACTCGCAGCTGGTGCCACGTGGCAGGCAGTTGCTTAGCGCGTCTTCGATTGGGTCAGTGTACGAGCGGATGGTGTGGCGGTAGAAGACTTGGTTTTCGTCAGTTAGGTTGCTGTAGGTGTCTGACGTGCCATCAACACCAGTGAGCATGAGACGTGCAGGGATACCAAACATGCGGGCGACCTTCTGGTCTGCCTGAGCCTGAACATCCGTCATCATCGCTTCACGTGGAGTGATTTGGGTGAACTGGTAGTCGGTGCCGTTACCAATAACAGCGATAGTGCGCTCCGATTGCGCCTCGAGCCAAGACTCACGAATCTGCTGGGCGGTCTCGCGAGTAAGCATCGACTGAGACTTTAGAACACCAGTAGGAATACCTGCCTGAGCGAACCAAGTCGATTGGAAGTCTCTTAGGTCAAGAATGCCAGCCAAGTCAGCAGCGCAACGTTGCACCGGACCAATGCCACGCAAAACACCTGGCAAAGCCATCAGCTTGATGTGTTCAATGCGATCAACAGAATAGCGGCGCTCTTTGTACATGTAGTACTTGATGGCGTTCTCATCTTCCATGACCTGAACCAAGTTTGCAGGCAGAATCTGAATGTTGTTGACTTGACCGTTTGAGCCAAAGTTCTTTAGCCAGAAGGCTTCACCATGCAACATCATCGACGCTACGGTCTGGTAAAGGGTTTCTCGGCGCGCCTCTTCAAGCGAAGGCTTGTTTATAAAGAGAGGGTTCGGGATTGGCATTTCCATGCCCGTCGCGTATCGGAATGTCATTAGAGGCATCGCCGAGACTGGAGTGGCAATAATCTGCACTGCACGATACACAGCAGTCAGCGTCAGTGCTGAACTTGCGTTGACAGTCTTAGAAGTCATTCGGGCAGGCGCAGTTGGGGCCTTGTAAGCGCGAGTCTCAGAAGTCCCTTGAAACAATCTAGTAAAGATGTTTGCCATCACTTGAAGATAACACTAATGATAATCATTCGCAATAACCTCTGGCGTGTCTTATCATGAAACTAGGTAACCTCTAGCGAGTGTAAAACTACGGCCGCGCCTGATGACGCTGTGGCGGGTGCCTAAAACACTTGAATACTGTCAGCGTTCCTAATGTTCGCAACATAAACCGCGATGATCGTTGACATTAGCGCATCGATGTCGCCAGCACTATCGCGCCGACTAACCCGCCAACTTTCACCGGTATACCTGGCAACACCGCGACCAACCTGAGCAATAAACAAAGGGTCGTTATTGTGCTGAATAGAACCAGCTGCGAATAGCGAATAGATAAGGCTCGAAGCCGAAGCCATCTCTTTAGACCAAAGACGATACATCGGGAACCCAGCCTCTTTGAAGCGTTTACCTAAGTTCGCCAACTGGTAATCATCCATGCCAACTGCCTGCACCATGCCACGAGCAAACAAGTCAGACACCATGTTGAATAACTGGTCTTCGCGTGGACGATTCACCGACGCAATAAGTTCAGTCTCGACCACGCCATCATCACGTTTACGAGCTACAGCGAGCGAAGCGTGTTCCAAGTTATGAGTGACATCGAGAGCAACAACAGCACCGGCCATGTCAGTGACACCACCAGTCGGAGCCTTCCGAAACAACTCAGCAGGTAACCAAGATTCAGAGACACCACTGATGAACTGGTTCAAGCGGTAACGTCTGGCCTCATGCTCAGGTAACGTCCGTAGATCACTGATTACCCTATCGATGGGTACACGGCCACACTCAACAGCAGGGTTCGCCGCCCGAATAGCGTCGGCATCATCCACAGCGCAACCAATCGGGGCTTCCCAACAAAAGAAACCAAACCGTTCGAACTCGGAAGAGCCAGCCATCGCTTTGGCACCAGTCTCGTAAAGTCCCAACAAAGTCTTAGACGTTTCGTCCCCAGCAGTAGTAATACCGATAACAATGCCGTCCCTTTTCGTCGAGGTGCCAAGAGTCAATGCCGAGTACAAGCCTTCGGGAATCAAGTGCAGCTCATCGACAACAGCAAGTGATACAGAGATACCTTGAAGCGCCGACTCCTTAGCCGCCTTCACCATGTAAGTACCGGAACCATCAGCCAGGTGAATACCTCGATGTTCGGTTGCCTTCTTGAAGCGTTTAGCCAACCAAGGGTTAGCCGTCACCGAATACAAGGCTCGCGAGTAAACAATCTTGGCTTGGTCAACACTCGAAGCAACACCGATAACAGTCGGTGCAAGCTCATGCATCAGCAAGCCGTAGATGGTCAAACACTGGGCGATAGTCGACTTACCATTCTGCCTGCCTTGGCTTATGACAACCTGACGATACCTAAGACGGCCAGCAAGTTCAGGGTCTTTCCAATCGGCAGGGTAACGCTCGAGGATGTGCCTAAGTAGCCACTTCTGCCATTCATCCAACACCAGCGGTTGCCCACCATTCTCAGGAGTAGCAACAAACGATTCAACCAGGCGAATGAGCATGTCGCCATCAGTAACGAAGTCATCACTCAAAGGTCTAGTGAATCGGGCAGGATACTGCATTAGCGTCGGAGCATCTCAGCAAGCGGGTCAATCTCGACAACAACATCCAACATCTTGCGCAGATCACTGAAAGTCTTACGGAACTCGGCAGCCGTCGAAGTGTGAGGCGTATCATCGAAGCTCTTCGCGAGAGCAAAACACAGCTCAGCGAGAACTTGCTCGTCCGGTCCTAGTTGTTTATCGGCTAGGTACTGGTGAATCTTCTCTGTCAACATCAGTTCACGTCCAATCTCAAATAAATTTTATGCTCGCGTTACAAGAAGCCTGGCTGCGCGGGATGAAATCGCACCCTCGGAAAAAACCGAGGGCGGATTTAGTTTAGAACCAGCGCTTGTTTAGCCAGTTGGCTCGCTCGAATACCTTGTCTTGTTTCGCGCCGTTGCAAGAGCGGCACATCGATTGCAGGTTATGTAGATCATGGGTGCCTCCAGCATTGACCGGGATGATGTGGTCGATGGTCCAGTCGTTGCCTTCGAGGTGCTTGCCACAGCTGGTGCACTGGGGGGGTAGTACAGTTTTGGCGTGTGCACGTGCTTTAGCCCATTCGCTGGAGTCATGTTCTTTAGCCATTAGTGTCTGCTAACAGTTGCTTGGCTAGTGAGTAGGCAAAGTCTTGCTCGAGGTTGTCGTTGAGACTGTTGTGTAGGTAGCCGATTAGCCATGGCTTGATTGCTTCGAGGTCGTCTGACCATTCGAGGTTCTTGTCAACGAGTAGTGCGTAGGCTGCGCCGATGGTGGTTTTGCGTACTAGTAGGTCTTTGATGTGCATGTTGTTAGTCGAGCCATAGCTCGTATACAGCGGTGACTCTGCCTTTCTCTGGGTCGATGAAGTGTAGTCGTTGGGATGGTACGCCTGCGCTGGCTAGGTTGTCGCGTGCGTAGCGGTTGTCTGATTCTGTTGAGCCTGTCCAGTAGACAGTGCCTAGACCGTCCGCTAAAGGCTCTTGGGCGTGGCGGTGGTAGTGACCAAGGTAGATGTCTTGGAATGCCCACTTGTAGGCGCCTGAACGCCATCTGTTACCTGCGGCCTGCCATGCGCTAGGTGATGCGAAGCCTGAGCGTCCTACTTCGTCACCATGCATTAGTAGTGCCCGGTAGTTGCCTATCTCGATGCGTTGGATGTCTTCGCTTGAGTCATGCCAGGTGAGTGTTTTGTGGTGTGCGGTTAGTTGTCTTGCGAACTCGTAGCACATGCGGTCGATGTTGTCGTTCTTTGGTACGGCCTGATGTTTATTACCGATACGTCCATGGTTTCCCCATTCGGCTACTACCTGTACGGTCTCATAGTTTTCGAGTGCTGCTTCTACTACGTCGACTATGAGGCGTGAGACTGTTACGAACTGTTCGAAAAGTGTTGCATCAATCTCGAATGGTTGGGTCGGAAAGTTGAAGAGTCCTTCGACCATGTCGCCTGCGAAAGCGATTGTGCAGTGCCGGACTGGGTGATGTGTGCGTTGAATGTCGGTGATGTTGATTGCTTTGCGGGTGTAGTCCATGACTCGTTCGCGCATTACCTGACTGTTATACGTTTCGGTGCGTTTAGCGCCCTGCCAGTCGGTTAGAACCCAGAGTGCAGCTTCGTCTTTGCCTTTGCGTCGGTCTTTTACCACTTTTGTGGTAGTTCTTTGTGGCCAGTGTGTTAGCACTGCGTCGCGAGCTGCTTCGAGTACAGCGTCAGCTAGTGCCTGGTTCTTTTGTTTGGCTTTGAGTAATGCAGCTTCGAGGCGTTGGTTTGCTTTGCGTAGTTCGAGTGTTTCTGGTGTTTCTAGTTCTTCGAGCATGGGCATTCACCTTTTCTGTGTGCGTACATTCGTTTCTCTGTTAGGTTGATGCCTTTGTTGCGTAAAGCTATTCTGAGTGCTGCTACCGGCCATGCTATGTTCGCTGCTGCGTCAAGCAGGATTTGTGCGTCGGCTGGTTCGAGCTTCAGTGCGGTCTCTGCTATTTGGCAAAGGTTTTCTTTGACTGGTGGTTTCAGGTCTTCTAGCATTTATTCGCTTTCTTCGATGATCTCTTTTAGGTCGATTAGGAAGTGTCGCCATGCGTGTTTGATGCGCCATTTGAGCGGGTATTTGGGTTTGCGGTGTTTAGGCATCGGCTTTTTCTTTCCGCTTTTTGTACCATTCGACCAAGAACTCGGTTACTGTCATGCCTTGTGGTGCTTGTCTTAAAGCTCGTTCCATTGAGTGCCATTTGTGGTTTTTGCCATTTTGCCTACCCATGAAATAGCCCCTGGCGAATGCCAAGTCAGTTTCAGTAAACGGTTTGCATCCTGGAAAATCCATTCCGGTTTCATTCATCGCTAGACGAAAACTTTGTTCTCTTTCTACGTTCTCATAATCCTGAAATTGCGAAATCTTTATCATTAGTTTTTCTCCCAAGGGTATTTGCGGTGGTTGCGTATTTCTTCGCATCTGCATGGGTGATGGTCGCATGATTGGCAGATGTTGAGTGTGCGTAGTTCGTGCCGGGTGCAGTTGATTGGCGGGTAGTCCCAGTCTGGGTCGATGTGGTCGGTGCAGGTGTTGCAGCGGTCGCATTCGAAGTGGACTAGGCGTTGCGCTTGGTATCCATCAATCCAATGAGCCATGTTTAGCCTCCCAAAGTTCCTGCCATGATGTTTTACCCAGAATGATTGCGTCGAGTCTGGTCAGTGACAAGCTGGTGAGTGCTGTCATGTCGCCGTAGAGTCTGGCTCGAGTGTTTGATAGTTGCATCCAAAGTGGTGAGCCTACTACGTGGTCGCGCTGTAATGAGTACGCTTCGCGATACAGAACTACGAGCTTGTTCATCTCTTCGATGGTTGCTGGTCTAGGCTTCTTCACGATCTAATCCTTTAATGCGGCGTAGCACGTCTGCGATTAGTTGGCAGTGTGCGTGCTGGTAGGTGGATGGGCAGTCTTTGTCTTCGCAAAGTTCTTCCATGAGCATGTTGCAGATTTCGATTTCACGCATTTCGCGCCCAATCTTGATGCCTTGGTTCATTAGGTTCACCGAGTAGGTGACTTCTTCTTGGATGTCGCTCATTAGTTGTCCACTTCGTCGATTGTTAGTTTCTGTAAACGTAGGATTGCGATTTCTAAGTTGTAGTAACCGCTCGATGCTTTCTTGTGAAGTGATTGCTCTTTGCGCAGCTCTTCGATGGCTACGTGAAGTGCGCGATAGATTCCTGCGCGACGTGCTTGGTCTAGTTGTTCATCCATGGTTATCGTCTCGGATTCATCGCGAAGAACAAGACAAAGCAAGAACCCATAGCAACTACGAGTTGGTCTGAGCTGTAGCCTTTAGTAATCATGTCGACTATCCAGGTGATTAGCAGGTAGGTGCCGGTGCCTAGTAGTAGTAGGCGTGCGAGTTGAGTGATGACGAACATTAGATCATCTTTCCAAGGCGCTTTAGCGAACTAATGAAGGTGTTCATGGTCAGGACGTAACTTTCAGCTGCGCGACGTGCTTGGTCCTGCTGGAAGTAGATGCGGTGTGCGGTGCGGCCTGAGATTGAGTCTTGTGCGTTGAGGTGGTAGATGCCGGTGATTCGGTCTCTAGTGACTGAAACAAACCAGCCGTCCTGGTAACTCTGTCGGCTGTAGCAAGTGATTGTGTTCTTCATTTTTTTCTCCTGGTCTTTTTGTGCTTGTGCACGTTTCTAGTTTGGCTTGTTAGCGACCCTTTTTGTAGTTATCCCATGCCATGTTTATCGAATCGTTATCAAAGCCACCAACGCTGATTAGTGCGCCTTCTTGTGGGCCACCATCGGTTTCGTAAACCTTTCGGACTTGTAGTTCGACTACACGTGAGTCGTTCTCATAGCAAACACCTTCCATCGCGTCCAAGACGGCTCTAGAAAGTTTGTCGATGTCCGGCTTTACGTTAGGCATAGTTCTGCCTACAGGAACACCTTTGGTTCGCTTCATGATGAAGAGAATGCTCACCTCGATGTTGAGTGCAAACTTGTGGTCTTGACCTGCCTCGATCATGGCTTGCTTAGCGAAGTGTCTAATCTGGTCACGCCAAGGGCGTAAGCCGCTATCAGCGTCACGCATCCAAGACTTCGTCTGTCCGTTGATCACTGCAGACTGTAACACCTTCGAGCCTTGCGGTTTAGGTGTGCCAGGTACGTGGAACGTAATCATTAGAACGGTACGTCGCTCAACTGGGTGAGTAGGTCTTCTGCTTTGGTCAGTGGTGTTGCGTGTGCGATTGCTGGGTCTTGTCCGATGTAGGCGTTGTTGAGTTTGTGGTTAGGCCAGACTTTGCCATCGGCTTTCGCTTCACCTGAAACAGTTGCGTAAGTTCCAGTAACGCTAATAACAGTGCCTTCGTTGAGAGTGTGTGGTTTCTCCATCCAAACAGTCCAGTAACGTGTTGCGGTCTTCGAGACGGTTTCGCCGCCTGCTGGTGTGTAGCTGTGAAGGTAAGTTTCCTTCAAAGAGATCATGCGTGAATCGGTGATTGCCTTTGTTACTGAGCCTTCTACGGTGACGATAGCCATCTATTTCTCCTGATTTTCCGTTTAAGTTAATTAAGTAATGTTCTATTAGTGTTCTATTAGTGTTCTGTATGACATCACTGTCACCCATCAGTGACGCACATGTCACCCATAGGTGTCGATTCTGTCACCCATGTGGATAACTTTTTACTGGTTCAAGCCGCCTCCATTCAGGTAGTTTTCGGTGGGAAGCAGAACCATCGCAGGTTTCTGGACACTCCAGCTTGATGTAGTAGTGGTTCGGCAACTTACTCCTGGCATTCATGGCGTTGGCAGAGAACACCTCGAACTCGCCTAGATCGACTAACTCTTTGATGGCCCTGATTACGTGCCTGACACTGTAACCAGTTTCTTCACTAAGCAGTGCATGAGTCGGCCAGCAACCTTCTCGCGGGTCTGAACCTATGTGGTGGGCTAAAACTGTCCCTACGAGGCGTGTAGAGCCGTAGGAGCGTGAATGAGCGACGAATGCGCTAACTGCTTCAGTTGACAATGGTTTTGCCGAACTCTTGAATGGCGTTTAGGACTTCGGGTTTCGCACCGGCAGTCTTTGCTCGAGCGTAAACACTTCTAACTTCGTCAGCGTCAGTTTTGGCTTTAGCCAGGGCGACCCAGTCGAATGCTTCAGAGCGTGCCGCCTTGGTCATTTCTTCTTGCGATGGGCGTTTGCCTTTAGGTGAGAAGCCGAGGTCTGCGAGTGCGCGACCAATGGCTGAGGTGAGACCGTTCTCTAACCAGCTTGTGCGGTTGACTGGTGATGAACCAATCTTCTCTTCGGCGAAGTCAACTGTTGCCGGGCGTTCGTCTTCACGATCGGTGTAGATTTCGGCTTTGAAGATTCCGCCAACGTCTGTGATGTCGACGATGCTGGTAATGATTCTGCCGTTCGGGCATGCTGCCCAGAATCGGTGAATGCGTGATTCGACTGTTTCGTAGTCGTTCGGGTTGAATGACACTTTTAGACCTTTCTCCTGTCGTGTTTTCACTATAGCACTAACACTTAAAAACCAAACCCACGCCATAGGAGACGTGGGC